TCTGGAAGACCGCAAACGCTACGTCGAGACGTTCAACTAAGCTTTTGGAGCAACGCAAATGGCAATCGACATAGCTAAGATCAACCCCCAAATCCTCGCGGACATTCGTGCGCGGGGCCGTTGTGATGCGGCCATCGCGGTCATGTCACCTGCGGAGTTGTTTCAAGAATGGTGTGAGTGGAATGGCATCATCGGTTTTGCCTACACCATTCTGGACACGGTGGACAATCTTCGAGCCGCCGAAGTGAAGTGATTTCCCCGCGCTGTTGTCTCTCACAACTACAAGAGACAACAGAGCCGGGCAATCATGCCCGATCGTTGCCACGGCCACAAAACAGGAGACTACAATGCGCAAGATCATGCACGTTATCGCGGCTACCTCGGTTGTGGCCATGGCCTCTTTCAGTGCCTACGGCGCGACCGTCGAAGGCGGTGCGGGTTCCGTCTCGGATATCCTCACCCCGAAGGCACAGGCCGTCTGTGACGGGCCGTTCATCCTCACGGCGCCGGCCATGGCCGCGTGCTCGTCGGGCCAGTTCCCGACGCCGATCAAGGATGGTTCGCGGTACACCAACACCGGCATCGGCGCCGAGTTCAACACGCTGATCCGGCAACTTCCGACGGTGACGGCCAACACGAACGCCGACACCTCAGTGCCTGCGGCGAACTAGCCTACCAGTTTCGCCTAGATGGGTGTTGTGAAACACAACACCCATTTGGGAGGCGCTGGTGCCTCACTTGCAAGAAAGGGAAGACAATGGACGAACTCAACGTGAATAAGGAAGGCGAGCGCAAGCCCGCGCCTCTGGCGTGCCGTATCGCGGAGGACATTGTCCCGCGCGATAGTGTCTTGTCCATCCTCGAAGGGATGGACGAGTGGTACAACGGCTATGAGTTCCTGTGGCGCTCGGGGGGATGGACTGGAATGGAAAGTATCCCCGCTCAGTACCACGACACTTTCCGTGTCGCTGAGGAACGGGCCGAAATCATGAAGGCGCTGGGACACGAAGGCGACGTTGCCCATTACGTCATGTCTGCCTGTCTCATGCAGGCGGTTCGGTGGTTCACCGGCTACGGCAAGAAGGACTACACCCCCGAGCGTCAGGTGCTCTACAATGCGACGGCGCGTGCCCTCGCATTGGGGCTCGGTCACGAGGACAAGGGCTTCTGTGAATGGGACACGTTTGAAAGTCGTGTCATCACCTACAACGATACGACGGGACGGTCCTTCGCGGGTATCCGGGATGCGATCACGACGGCCATCTACAAGGCGCGGCGGGACGATAATATCAACGTCAAGCTTGCGGATGTGCCGGACCGGCGCGAGCTTTACAGTGACAACGCCGGCGAGTAACTAACGTCACCTAGTTAGGGGTCGTGGAAACACGGCCCCTAAACGGGAGGCGCTAGTTGTGATCGTGTTGTGACACACAACACGATCACGATCACAAAATGTCTCACAACACTGATTGGGATGGTCCCAAGTCAGTGCCTTCGGCGAACAAGGAAAGGTTAGGCAAATGGCAGGCATTCGTTTTGCAACCATCCAATATCATCACGAACCGATCGTGAAGGCGAAGGATGGGAAAGAGGAGATGACCATCGGACAGATGATTGATGCTCAACTCTCGACCCGCGTGCACAACCTAGAGTTGGTGACTGAGGTGTGTGTCCAGTTTGACACCATGGACAGCGCCGACATGCTCATGCTGCGGGATATGTATGAGGGGCGGCTCGCGGGTGAAAGCGCGCCGTTCAAGCGCAAGTAACGGGAAAACCGGCACCCCCAATTTTGGGGGTGCCTTTTTGGAACTAGGCTTTTAGCCTTATTAGGCCAGTGATATCATCTATCACAATCACAAAGGTGCTTGACAAGGCAAGGTAAACACTTTAATCTATCACAATCGCGCGTGGCAATGGCGCTGCGGCGGTGTTGTGATACACAACAGGAGACTGAAATGGCGAAGGCAAGCACACGGACGGCCACGAAGCCGACCACCATGGCCGCGAAGGCTGCGACTGCCGCGAAGGTGGTCGAGAAGCCGAAGACGGCGGCGAAAGCAGCCGACCCGAAGCCGGGCACAGAACCGGCCCGCGTCGGTGCTGCGAAGGCACAGGCTGCCGAGAAGGCTGCCGGTGAACTCGTGGTGCAGCGTCTCAACGCGAACGCGTTGAGCGTGGACGTCGGCCCCGGCGTGTTGAAGACCCTCTTCAGCGCGGCACAGATCATCGAGGAGGCGAACAGCGCCATCCTTGGGGCGAAGACGAAGCAGTACGCGACGCTTTCGCTCACCACGGAGGCGATCGTCAAGGCCGCGAAGGCGGACCCGGCGATCAACCTCAATGATGCCTTCGGCGACAACAAGGCGAAGAAGAAGCACCTCACGGAGCAACTCCTTATCGCGCTCGGCGTCAAGGAAGTGTTCATCACGGAAGGCGGGAAGGCGGCGGCGGTTTACACCAAGGCCGCGAAGCCTTACTTCCCGTCGGGCACCGACGCCAAGGACGGCCCGGAGTACAAGCGGAAGCGCACGCTTCTGCAGAACTTCAGCCACCTGATGACGAAGTGCACCGAGGCGGCGGCGGGCCTGATGGACTTCAAGGCGGACGTTTCCTATGACGAGAAGAAGGGAACGCTCCTCATCAGCGGGCCGTCCGTGGAGAAGCACTTTGGGACCGAGAAGGGTTCCAAGGTTGCCCTCGACGAGAAGCAGACCGAGGGCATGACGAAGAAGCCCAGCTTTACCGAGCTGGCCCGCGTCGCGCAGGTTCAGCGCGGCGTCGAGAAGCAGGCACGCGGGCGCGTCAACACTGGCCCGGCGACGCAGGGACAGGGTGTGAACGAGCCGGATTTGGCTATCGTGTCCGTGTTCCAGACGGCGGCGAAGATGCTGGAGGCGTTCAAGGGTGACATCACCGACGCCATGCAGGGCGCCTTCGACGACCTGAACACTGCATGGGACGCGATCCAGTAGTGTTGTGAAGCACAACAGGCCCGCTTGGGAAACCAAGCGGGCCTTTTTCATGCCCGAGATTGCGTTAGAAAAGGCGAATAGGCGCGATTTGGTCCAGAAATGGGCCAAATCGCGCCATTTTTATGTTCGCCAACTTGCCCTCTCTTGTGAGGGAACTGGCTTGGATCGTGATTTAGGGAGTAAAACAACCCCAAAAGGTGAGGGAACTGGCTTGAATTAGTGCTTGACAACCACCCTAAAAGTATGATATCAATAGTCCTGTCAAGCAATGATGGAGATAAACAAGAGGAAAGGGTGATTGTTGTGATATACAACACGGAGCCGAACACAAGATGACATACAACAATCCATTAAATACAAGGACTGCACTAGCCGACCCGAATGCGATGATTGACCCCGATGCGGTACGGGATAATGTCATCGAAGACCTACGCACTCGTTACCGCGATCGCTTACTGCCCTATACGAATAAGCACCTCGCACAACAGTATCGTGCGTGGCGTGTGAGTGAAGACTACCCTGACGAAGAACTATTCATCAACCAGTGGCTTCCATCTCGTGTTGTGTGATACAACAACAGCCGCGCAGCGGCTAACAAAGAGGACACAAAGAAAATGGCTACTAGCAAACATCACCGTCGCCCCGGCACCATCGCCGTCTACAAGCGGTTGGAGAATGGGCAACTGGCCTTCACTGGCTGGGCGACCACGAAACAGTCTCTTGCTGAGGTGGCTGGGCGGCATCTCCCACTCAAGGTCAACCTTTGGCGGCGTGCTACATGGGCGGGCGCAAAGCTTGTAGTGGAATACTACATGCCGTCGATCGATGAACAAGCCGCGTGGAATGGGCGCCCACGCCAAGATTTGAGTGAGGCCGAGGTGAAGCGTCTCTCTGACGTGGTTTCAGCGCGCGACATGAAGGTGCTCGAAGGGGAGAGCACGCCTGCTGAACTCCGGCGGCAGTTTTGGGCCAAGATCAAGTTCCGGTTCCGCACGCGTGTTCAGCCCCACATCGCTCATCGTGAGTTGGGATATGGCACTTAGAGGCGATTTCAATAAGGCCGGGTACGCCCGGCCTTCCGTTCTCCACATGAGCCCACAGGCTGCCATAACCAGCCTCACTGTGCGGCTCCCCATTTTGGAACGTGCCCTTGAGGCGGGCTTCACAACCAAGGCAGAGGAGGAGATCGAGAAACTCTACCCTGCCTTGGTACGTCTCGCGCTCATGTCGAGCAAACGCGAGAAGCGGAGACTAATGAGTGCCCTCTTTGATGCCGGTGATGGTCCGGTGATGGTTGAGGGCGCGACCGAGGGAAAGGTAATCATCGATGGGATATTTCTCACCGATGAACTTGCAAAGCGCCTAGTATGGTAGGCGTGGCGGAGTTTAAGCGGCTGGGGTTGGAGCGATCAAGCCAACCCCCCGTTATCTCCAAAGTGGGAGACGACTACATAATCTGGATACACTTCGCCTTGAACTTTGAGGCGGGGACTTATTTGAGACTAACACCGAGCGGCAAGGTTTACCGAGAGGTGATGGACCCTACAGGTATGGTTAAGTCAACTCACCTTGTAGCTGAGTTGTGAAACACAACAGCCGCGCAGCGGCTAACAAAGGACGGACAAAATGGATAACATAAGAGTTTACGGCGTTTACAAAGTCGAGCCCCTTGGCACAACATGGGAACAGCTTGACCCAATCGCCAACGTTGACCACCTTGGTTTTACCATTGGGTGGCTCAACCCCGCGAACCCCGAACCGGCGCGTGTCCAACTCGACACCAACTATCGCCATGGTGGCGGCTTCCACCCCTTTACCGGGTTCACCCTCCACGACGACTACTCTATCAGCTACCCCGGCGACCCCTCATACAAACCCCTCTGGCGTTGCCAGTTCCGCGAAGACGAACACATCCTCGTCTACCCCCATGCGTGGTTCATGGTTTTGAACCCTGCCACGAAGGAGTTTGTGATAGCGCGGATGGACTAAAACTTAGCTATTGACAAGGGGATAACAACAGTATATGATAGCACTTCATCGTCAGTGAAAGGCCGGTCCCAACGTGGCCAATCACAAAGCGGTGAACGGGGGTCCGTGAGCGGCTAACCCCCAGCCCAGCCAACCCACGGACCCCCACGTTGTGTAACACAACAAGCGGCCCTAGTCGCAGAGAAAAGGACGGACAAGATGACAAAGGAAGTAATGAGTTTAGAGGCCCAAGTAGCCGAGGCCCTGCGCGAGGCATTTACCACGATCGCAAGACCTCACAGCAAGCGCAATGCGGACGCCCAAGTGGTCGACGCCTTGATCTACGACTACGCCGAGAAATTCTGCAAAGGCGCGTCGGAACAAGCGTGGGCAAATTTGGAACTCCCCGATCGCGAGACGATCCCCGAAGGCGACAGCATCCTCTACGATGGCGATATCATCGCGGTGACAGCCTCGATGACCAAGCCCATCAATCGTTTCAATGAGGATGCACTTGCTGAACTCCTCAAAAAGAGTAAGTACAAAATCCCGATCATGCAGACGAAGGACTTCATCGCCAAGTCTAAGAAGCCGACTAAGGGTCGGCTCACGTTGACGGCGGTGTTGAAATGAGCCGCATCGACAATCGCGTTGTGACATACAACAGCCCGCGTCACTATCGCAACCCGGACGTGTTAACCCCAATCGCCTTCACCCATCGCGTTGAAGTCCCAATCTTCACTCTCGATGGTGCGTTCGAGCCCCTCTTCAACCTCGTCTTCTTTGGCATCCCCATCGAAGACTTCTTCATCGTACCGGGTGGGGCGGACCCCATCTACGCTGCACTCCGTCGCCGAGGACTTGATCCCAACGATTACGTCGCGAGTATGTTCGCCATTCATACCGTCCCTATCCCGACGGACCCGTTTGTAGAGTGACCTCCCTCACTCTGCCGGAGGGAGCGGAGGCATGGGCTAATCCCTATGTCCCGCTCCCTCATGACGCTCTCATAGCGGCGATAGCTGCCTTCGTGGGCGTTCCTGTGTCGGTGATCTACAAGACCATCGACTTACATGGGCCAATGGCGTTGACCACCCCAATTGACCGTGCCATTCGAGCGTTTGTTGTGACACACAACCGGGGCCGTAGCCCCAATGGAGATGACAATGGGAGAGACGAGCCCAGCAGTGAAACAGGCCACCTCGATCAAGGTGGACCAGATGACGGCGGCGAGCCAACTGATCTACGCGAGTGCGGACCAGATGCGGCAAGCGGCCGGAGAAGTGTCGGGGGTTTTCGCCTCCCACGAGCGGTGGCTGATGCAATTTCTCGACATGGCGAAGACAGCGATCGATGAACGGCTTGACAGGCTCGAACGCATCATGGTGAAGGGCGGGCACGAACAACACACGGTTGTGGTGTGTTTGGCTTGTGGAAAGTCCCTCCCTCGGCCGAACTGTGTGAACGCAGGGGGATACTCTGGTTGTGGGGTGCCGGCGGTGATAATTCTCGAACCTCCAAAGGGATAACAAATGCCACTTGAACTTGTGAAGTCGGCGCGTGAGATGACCCGCGCCGACTTCGAGAACCTCATCTCCACGGTCCAATCCAAGCGAATGCTCGCGGCGGTTCACTACCACGCGGGCGTTAACGCGAAACTCGATCACCTCGCCACTGTCGCGCGTCGCCGTGTTGAGAGCAAACTCGACATGTTAGCGCGGGCTATCGAGAACCTCGATAAGGCGCTCATCAAGGTCGAGAACTACAGTCACGACTTTCAAATCCTGACCCATGAATATGACTTGGCCGAGAACCGCAAGACTGCGGCTGCTCAAGGGGAGTGACGTGTTGTGAACCACAACAGCCAACTAGAAGAACTCGCGAGTAAGCTCGTTGAGGAAGCCAACTCAATGACCACTGAAGAGACGAGCATGATGACCCTCATGCACGTTGTCCGTGTCGCGGCTGCCATCGAACACCGTGCCCTCGCTGTCTCGGTATGCAAGGGCCACCGCAATCCCCAAGGCCACCGCGTCGTCCATGGTGACTGCCTGATGCAAGTCGAGAGCCCACGTGACGTCGCGGAACTCCTGTGGGTCATCGTGGACAGTATGGCCTCTTGTGCCCTCGCGAGCCCGATCCTTAACCCGATCGCCTCCGTCCTCTACGATCTGCGTAAGCACATCGAGGATGAACTTGGCCTTGCACAGATGCGAACCGAGGACACTCAAGTCCTCAACGCAAAGGGTATCCACGAGATACCTGACATGAGTAGGGCCAACTGACATGAACCACCTTGAGTTTACTCGGCGCATGGCCAACTCTGGCCTGTCCGTCGATGCCCAATACCTGATCGCCCATATCTTCGAGCGCCAACGTGAGTGCTTGAAGCAACTTGACGAGACTGCGAAAATCCTCCTTGCCCTTGCCAACTCTGTGCAGGGGCTTCAGCTTATCCAAGAGGGCATGGATATCCGCGCGCAGCAACTTGCTCAACAGCGCAAAGAGCCCGGTGTAGACCTTCGCAGTGAAGACACCGCTTTCGAGCCGAGGTGAGTTGTGACATACAACACTAACACAACGACGGGAGCGTAGCGACCGTGGCCAAGAAAGTGAATGGTTGGCTCGCCCGAGATGGGCGGGTCTACAGTGACGAGAACGAGGCAAACCTCATTGACACTACCGCCGGCTTGATGGAGGCGTGTGAGCGGGAGAATATTGCTCCCAAAAAGTTCCTCCAAGCGGTGAACACCCTCCATGCCGAAATCCAAGACTACCTCGCCCTCCGGTACGACCGCATCCCCTTCGATACCAAGCATAGTAGCACCGGCGAAGCGTATAACAGCGAACGAGAGACTACGGAACCAAGCGAAGACGCGACAGACCCGAGCGCACAACCACCTCATGTCGATCCAGCCATCAACGGAGGAGGAGAAGAAGACCCTCCCCGCCTACAGCACAAGCCGACTGGTCGCCTTGAACCAATGCCCGACGTTCGGGACGGTGCACAATCGCCGGACGTACCAACGGAACAGTCGCGTCCTCCCCTTAGAAGCGGGTTCCACTATGCACGAAGTGTTCAGCGCCATACGTTTATGGCAACTCCATCTCTTGATGGACTTACCTGAACATGCTGCATATAACGCTGCCCGCTTGTTTCCGCCAGACCCAATCACAAAACAAGATCGCTGGGCGGAAGCTCTCGAAGAAGCCCTCAACAACAGCGACGATCACAGAAGCAGTCTCATGTCCCTCTGCTATGCCATCCTCCACTCCTCGGGATATTACGATGAACCGGACGATCAAATTCGAACCATGTCTAACATGGAGGTCGCCACGATACACTATATCGATCAACTCCTGCCCTATTTCGATAACTGGCCCATTTACGTTTCGGATGAGGCTGACCCGACTAAGTTGGTCGGAGTTGAACAAGTCTTCGACGTTGTCCTCCATTTCGCAGATGGTAAACGCATCCGCTTTATCGGGACTATCGATGGGTGTTGTGTATCACAACGACATGGCCGTCCGTATCTTGATGAAAACAAGACCGCAGTTCGACTTGACGACGGATGGAGAAGAAGCTTTGAGATTGCTCATCAAGTTACTGGATACTGTGCTGCGTCAACGGCAGTCTTTGGCTTCCCCGTCCTCGACGCCCGCATCCATGGGCTCAAGCTCAAAATCACCAACCGAGGAGACGACTACGTTACGATGGAGGTCCAACGAAACTCTGACTTCATCTCACATTGGGGACAGTGGGTCAGATGGACCGTCGAGCAAGACGAACTCATCGACGGAGACTGGGAACGAGCCCCAAGATTTACGCATAGTTGCAACCGATATTTCCGCGCCTGCGTCCTCATCCCCTTCTGTGGAGACACCCCCGAAGGACGACGGGACCAGTGGAATGATATGGTTCCTATCGAACCCAGCCCCAGCGAGAAGGCCGTCATGGAACAAGTTTGAAGAAGACCACTTTTGGGATGCCGCCGTTGCAGCGATGTATTATATGGGTAGCGGCCCCAAAACAGGCTTGGCTTCTCTAATCCCAGAGAAGCCCAACCACGGAGACGAACACGAAATGAAACTCAGTGTAACCCGTAGTAAAGCTACCCCGATACCCCCGGAGGTGAAGCAGATGGAGGTTGGTATCCTCTACCTGCACACCCTGACGGGTTCGATTATCCTATGCACCCACGCCCGCACGCCGAAGACGGCGCTCACCATGGGTGAAGGATGGAACCCGGCAAAGGGTTTCTGTCTTGTGAAGGGCCGCCTCTCCCGACATGAATGGACCGACTATCCCATCTGGTCCTTCATCGAGCCAAAGAACTACACCCCGTCCGGGGAGGCCCTCACTCTCCAGAATGTGATGTGAGACACAACAAGGAGTGACCAAACATGTTCAGGCGAAGTTTTCTTAACTCGATAACGAACGGGCTGGCGCTGCTTCTCCCTTCGTTCCAACTGGATATGCCCTTGATCGAGGCCCCGGCACCCAAACCGGCTCGTACACGAAGGGGCAAGCCCGCTCGCAACTATCACCTTCCCGTCCACAGTCGGTGGTTCCCCCACAACGGGCGACGACAAGCCGCGCGTCACCAACGGCAGATTGCGATGGGTCAACTACGGAGGGAGAATGGCTATTTCGGTTAAGCCGGTTGTGAAACACAACAAGCCTGATCCCAAGGCAAGCAGCCACGGCATCCAACTCGGGCCGATCACCCTCCAAGACAGCACGGCCGAACTCCCCGGACGTATTGCCCTTTTGCTATGGGGTGATTTTGGTAGCGGCAAGACCACCTTTGCCGCTACCGCTCCGGGGAAGAAACTCTGGATCAACGTGGACCCAGATGGCTACGCGGCAATACGTCACCGCATAGGAAAGGACGTAGTCCTCGCTGACCTTGTGGGGTTGAGCAATGCCGAATTCTTCACGCAAATGCAAAACGAAAACCCCCTCGGGCTCGACCGCCTCCTCCAAGACCACCCCGAAATCGAGACCGTTGTCCTCGATAGCTGCACTGCGGTGCGGGATCGAGCACTCGCTCAATCAGTATCAAAGGGAGTTGGACGCTCTCCTAAGTTCACACCTACTATTGAAGAACCCGGTCAAAGTGCCTACGGAGGACGCAACACCATCACTCTAGCCGTGGTGAGTGGCATCCTACGTGTCACGGCCAAACACAACCGTCACTGCATCATCCTCGCACATGAAGCCGAGGGGGAGAAGGACAAAGACGGGATCATCCTCTACATCACGATGAACCTTGGGGGCCAACTCTACATCGGTATGGGCTATCGTCTGTCCGAGATTTGGTACCTCAGCCAAGACGGTAAGACGGACAAGCGCCGCCTTGCCATTCGACCGACGCGACTACGCAAACCAATGAAGACGAGAATGTTTCGCGCCGACCAAGCGAGTGAGTTCACGCTCCAATACGACGCGAACAAGCCCGACGACAAGCAAGCTCACACCATCGCAGGGTGGTATGAGGAGTGGGTAGAGACGGGGCAGAAGCTCCCCGTGCCCAAGGTTGAATAGTTGTGCAACACAACACAAACACGGAGACGAAAACGTGGACAAGTACATCAATGAACTCGTGGGACCGCAGTACAACGGCGACCTGCTCAAGTCCGCTCAGTACGCCAAGACCAAACGTGCTGTCGGTGCGCGTTACATCGTGACCGCCCCCGGTATGGAGACGGAGTGGTGTGTGAATGGCCCAAATGTTCACAAGCAGTTCGCCACGGAACAGGAAGCGAAGGACTTTGCTGCCAGCAAAGATATGCCGAGCGCGGTCTATCCGGTCTTTGGTCATACCACTTGTCCATTTGGGTCGGTGATCGTGTGGGGCCCCCACAGCGACTATGGTCCCAACATTATGACGGTGGGCGAGTTCAACGCAGAGTGGGAAGATTATATCCCCACCGCAGAGGAGATGGTCAAGATCAAGGCGGAGGAGAAGCGCCGCGAGGAGGCCAATGGTGCTGCATTGGTGGAGAAACTGAACGCCGCAGGCACTGTCACCAATGGCGAACCCTCCCTCGAACACCACGACGACACCTTCACCGAAACCATCGACCCCATCGCTCCCGACGGTCCCGGCAACCCTCCCGGCGTCGAAGGCTGAGTTTCCCCTCGCGGGGAAAACAATCCTTGTTGTATGTCACAACAGCAGGGCTGGACGGACTGTGACACCTTACCTCGTGATTAACGGCACAGCCCAATCACGCGGCAAATGTGAGAACTAAAATGGCAGAGAACGAAGTCCTCGAAGCCTTTGAACTCGAAGACAATCTCGGTGAGGCGGAGAAGCCCCCGGAACTCCCGAACGGCACCTACATGGCCGAAGTTCAGGACGTCTCGGATGCCACCTCCGCCGCTGGCAACCCTTACTGGGCGGTTCGCTTCCGCGTCCCCCCGGCCGAGTGCCCCCCGGAGATTGCCGAGGCTTTCGAGGACGGCGTCATCCTGACGTACTCCCGTCTGATGAAGCCGAAGAAGGGTGATGCACGCGCCCGGTACAACCTGAAGCAGTTCTACATCGCCCTCGGTCTCAACGCGAACGTGACCGTCGTCGATCCGAACGAGTGGATGGGTCAGCCCGCTCGGATCGTCGTCAAGCAGCAGCCCTATCAGAACGAGATGCGGGCGGGTATCGTCAGCGTCGAGGCTGGTGAGCAGGCTCCTGCGAGGGCAGCCCCGGCGGCTGCAACGGGTCGTCGCGGCGCCCGCCGCTAGGCCCTGACGTCACTACGGGAGGGGGGCTTAGGCCCCTCTCCTTTCTGTTGTAACACACAACCCATGGAGACGTGAACGTGTTTACCGCTGACGAGATCGCGACTGACCCCATCCTCAAGTTCTACGCCTTTGAGCACCTTCCCGACACCATCGGTGTCTTCTCTAAACCCTTCGCTGAACTCGCTGCGAAGGTTGTTCGCACCACCCCGCGCAACGCCGAGCGCACTGTGGCCCTCCGCAAGCTTCTCGAAGCCAAGGATGCCGCTGTCCGCGCGTCCCTGCCGTAGCCAATCACGATCACAAAAGATGCAAACCGTCCCCTTCGTCCTTGTGCACCTGTTGGAAATCCCACCACCGGGGAAAGCACAGCTCCTCGCGCGCGTCACTTACGAAGACCACGCCCGCGCCAATGATGCTGCTCGTATAATCGGCATGACCCAATCGCAGTTCCTGCGGACCGTGATCGTCCGCGCCGCAGATAAGATACTGGAGGAACACGGCGTGATCGCTGTGCTTCCAGTTGTGTAACACAACAACAGGGAAACCAAATGGCCCGCAAGACCAAAGCTGAGACTGAACTCCTCTCCGAGAAGACCATCGCCCTTAGCGATGAGCAGGAACATGCCATTGCACTCTGCGCGGACACATCCACACGGATCGCAGGTGTGACCGGAGGGGCAGGTACTGGCAAGACCACCACCTTGAAGCAAGCCTACAAAGAGATGAACGCGATCGACAGCACCGTGTTGTGTGCCCCAACAGGTCGTGCTGCGAAGCGTATCACTGAACTGACTGGTATCCCGGCGTCCACGATCCATCGGCTGTTGGAGTTCCCCCAGCCCGGTGAAGACGGTGATCCTACCGAACCCGGCCGGAATGCCAGCCGCCGTCTCGATCAACGTTTCGTGATCGTTGACGAGAGTTCGATGATCGGTCCGACACTCTACGCGCAACTAATGGCTGCCATGCGGAACAATGGTTGCATCCGGTTCTTCGGAGATAACAACCAGCTTCGCCCTGTAGAGGAAGGCACCCCCCCATTCATTGGTATCCTTGAGGATAAACCAAGTGTTACACTCTCGTTTAACTACCGCTCCGAAGACGAGATTGTTGGCAATGCCAACCGCATCCTTCAAGGACGTATCCCTGTTCGTAACAGTCGCTTTGAAATCTTATACGCTACGGACCCGATCAAGCGGTTGTACGAACTTGCCGACGAGCGGTTCATGCGGTTTGACCACCAGATTATTGTACCTACCCGGAAAGGCAACTACGGAACTCAACGAGTAAACACCTCCCTCCAAATCCAACTCAATCCCGAAGGCGAATATCTCCTCCTTGACCGTTGGGAGAAGGAAGCCCCACCTCTGAGTGTCCGTGCCAATGACAAGTTCCTATGGATCAAGAATGACTACAACCGGAGCTTGTTCAATGGAGAAATTGGACGGATCGCTGATGTGGATGCTCATGGCGGTTCACTTATTCTCGACGTGGAGGGACGCTCACCCATCAATGTTCCTCCCCGAGACAAGATGTTCAACAGTTACCTCGGTTTCAATACACTATACGATCCTCGGAAAAGCCTCGATCTTGGTTACGCCGTCACCACCCATAAGTCCCAAGGGTCAGAGTTTGACACCGTCATCTACGTCATTTGTACGTCGCATGGGTGGATGTTGAACCGAAACAACTTCTACACGGCGGTCACACGCGCAAGGAACAACGTGATCGTCATCACCGACCGGCGTGCCATGAGCCGATCTATGAACCGGGCCAAGTTGTGAGACACAACAATGGGGGGACCATACAAACAACGAACCCTTGACGAAATGAGTGATGATGAGCGACGGCGGCGGCACATCAAGGTACGCTCTCCAAAGCACAGTCAAGTCCCTAACCCTACCAACCGCATCTCTGTCTTGTTTGACGAAGACACCATCGCCGATATTCATAAATTGGCCAAACGCTTTAACCAAAGCCGAACCGAGATGGTGCGGGACTTAGTAGAGTGGGGAATACTTGGCGTCGAGCAGGATGGCAAAGACCCTTAGTGTTGGACGTCGCGCGCAATATCACACGATAGTAGACAATGAGGACTACCATGCCGTCTTGGCCTTTAAGTGGACTTTCCTTGTCAGCCATCCGAGAAGCGCTAACCCGAACATCTACGTTCGACGCCACAGGCGCATTCTCCAAGATGGATTTCGGGTCAGGCAAACCTACTTCCTTGCATGGTTCATCCTCGAAGTATGTATGGGCCTCCCCCGCCCCACGCCCGAACACACCGCCGATCACAAGAACGGTGACACTCTCGATAACCGACGTACCAACCTGCGTTGGGCCACACGAAAGGAGCAAGCTGCTAACAGACGATCCAAGCGTAACTTGATCGCCACCCTGCGAGACTACATCGCGGACCCCATTCCCTTCTAGTTGTGAGACACAACAATGGACATGAAGAACTGGCAGAGAGAAGTCACTGAGTGGATGAACGACACCTTCACTCCAGAGATTGTCACCGACACAAAAGAGCGGAACTATCGCTTCCTTGAGGAAGCTTTGGAGCTTGTTCAGGCTCTTGGCTGTACGAGGGAAGAGGTAAACCAACTCGCGGATTATGTGTTCGGTCGTGATGCGGGTGAGGTCGCACAGGAGGTTGGTGGGGTCATGGTCACTCTCACCGCGTTGTGCAATGCAGCCGATGTGAACCTGAACGTCGCTGCGACGGACGAACTCGATCGTGCCAGTGACCCCGAAGTGCAGGCCCGTATTCGACAGAAGCAACTCACCAAGCCCAAGTTCAGCCCCCTTCCCGGAGCCGGCTAATGCGTATAATTGTCTTCAATGGCCCGCCCGGTTCGGGCAAGTCCACCGCCGCTCGAATGCTTGCCGCGTGGCTTGGTGCAGGCGGTGCAAACGTCATCACCGATAGCTTCGCCGCTCCCATGAAGCACTTCATCGCGACCCTTCTCGCATCCAAGTATGGGGAGACACCAAAGGACAGTCCTGTTGCCGAGCTTAATGGCTACAGTGTGCGGGAGTTCTTGATCGACCTCGCGGAGAACTACATCAAGCCTCGTTATGGCCATGACTTCTACGGTCGGATGCTCCTCTACCGTGTACTCCGTAACGCGGACAACCTTCCCGATTACGTCGTGGTGGATGATAGCGGGTTCAACGAGGAATTTGAGCCCGTCAGTGAGGACGCAGTCCTACTCAGGGTTGTACGACCGGGGTGTGACTATACCGGAGATAGTCGTGGATACCTCACAGTCCGTGACCCGGACTACATCATCTACAACAATAAGAGTGTGGGCTTTCTCGATGAGGAGATGCGCGCACTGGCCGACAAGATCAAACGCTTCGAGGTGTGACCCGTGCGGTTTGAGCAAGTCGAAGCGGGAAAGGTGTGGCGCGAACGCGCCCCACCCTACCCAAAGTGCTATTGGATCGTGAAGAAGGAACGAGGTGTCTTCCTCGCGTTTTACGGTAGCGCGGTTGAAAACGCTGTTGTGTTACACAACAATAAATGGCAAAGCATCCACACCTCATTCATCGCCGCCGCGAAGATCGCGAGTGACCACGCCGCCGCAGGAGGGCAACCGAGATGAAAGACCTAACCACGCTTGAGTTTGTGCAGTGGGTGCGTCGTACTGACAAAGCGCATTTGTTCTTGTTCGATGAACATGACGGGGATGAGAAATGGATACCAATGTCAGTGTGCACCGATCTTGATGAAGATACAAAAACCATCAGAGTTGAGACGTGGTTCGTTGAGAAAGAGGACTTGACCGATTATGCCGTTTGATACCATCACCGAAATGAGGGACGAATATGTTTCCTACTGTAGCCAGCTGGGCCTTGAGTGCGATGTTCTTATGGATGGGCCTGTCGCGTCGCACGTCGCTATTGTCGGAGAAGGACCCGGTGAAAGTGAGGTACGAGCAGGAATACCATTCGCTGGAGGAAGCGGCAAGCTTCTATTTGACGCTGTCAGGAGTTATGGCCTTCATCGGGCTAATGTTTATATAACCAACGTCGTCAAACGGCAGATCAGTTTGAGCCGAACCGGGAACGAGAAACACATCGTTCATCGTAATGAACTCCAGAGTTGGATGGGGATGCTCAAGTGGGAACTCGAACGCCTCCCCAACCTCCGAGTGGTGTTCGCGATGGGCAACTACGCTATCGAAGCCATCACTGGCAATGAGGGGGTGATGAAGTGGCGCGGGTCTGTCCTCGATGTAGAACTTGGCAATGGACGGACCGTCAAGGTTGTTTGCACTATCAACCCTGCCTATGCCCTCCGGGAACTAAAGACCGAGCCCATGTTCTTGATGGACGCCAAGAAACTCGACTTGGTGAACCGGAACGTGTTCAAAGTCCCGGTGATCGAAAAGATCATCAACCCTTCCCACAAGGACGCGATGAAATTCCTACGTGATCTCACCAAGGCCAAGAGGCCAGTCAGTTATGACATTGAGGTGATAAACATGGAGACTGCTTGTCATGGTGTCACCAACGACGTCTCACATGCAATGTGCATCAACTTGCGCGATGGGACGCGCAATCGCTTTTCGGTCCAAGAGGAAGCTGACATTCTGTTGGCGTTGCAAGAGTGTTGTGAGACACAACAGATCGTTGCCCAAAACGGTGGATTTGACGCTTATTGGGTGTGGCTCCATGATCGCCTGCGAGTGCCAATCGGTTTTGATACGCTACTTGCGCACCACACCTTATACCCGCAGTTTCCACATTCGTTGGCATTTCTTACCACGCAATACACTACTCTTCCTTATTACAAGGATGAAGGTAAGTTTTGGAAAGAGGGAGGGGACATTGACCAGTTCTGGCGGTACAACTGTCAAGACGTTGCAATCACCCTCATGGTCCGGGACCGTCTCGAAAAGGAACTTGTAGCTCAGGGCCAAGACAAGTTCTTCTTCGATCACGTCATGCGTGCCAGACCTCACCTCACTGAGGCGACCGTGCATGGTGTGAAGGTGGACATGTCCCTCAAGGCCAAGATCACCGAGAGTGTTGGCGAAGACGTGGCGAAAGCTCTTGCAGAGTTTCACCGCCTCGTTCACGAACTCACTGACCGGGATGATTACTTCCCGAACCCAAACTCGCCGCAGCAAATGGCGACCCTCCTATTCGATATCCTTGGCCTTAAAGGCCGTGGCCGCTCCACTGATGAGAACAATCGCAAACATATAATTAAGAACCCGAACACCTCCCCTAAAGCCAAGGAGATGCTAACGGCTCTTGACCTTTACAAGAAGGAGGACAAGTTCCTCGGCACCTACGCGGAGAGCCGAGCGGGTGAAGACGGCCGTATGCGATGCGACTACAAACAACAGGGTGTGACCAACGCACCGGGTCGCTTGTCCAGCAGCGGCCTCCTCGATGGGCAAGGGATGAACCTCCAGAACCAACCTCCCAAGGCTCGGCAGATGTTCATCCCGGACACCGGGTGCGTGTTCATCTACTTCGATTTGAGCCAAGCCGAAGCTCGTGTTGTGGCTTACCGTGCCAATATCCCGGTTTGGAAAGCCCAATTCGAGAAGGCTCGACTTGACGGTAAGTACGACGCCCACCGCGCCCTCGCCGCCGATATGTTCAAGATGCCCTACGACACCGTCCCCATGAAGGACACTATCAAGGACGAGTTTGGTAATGAGACCTACACCCTTCGTTACATCGCGAAACGTTGCCGACACGGCCTCAACTATCGGATGCAGATTGACCGCCTCTCTGAGGTCACTGGCTTGCCCTTCCATGAAGCGCGGAAAGCGTTCGGTTTGTACCATTCCAGTACCCCTGAGCTTAAGCGGTGGTGGGATCGTCAAGAGGCTGACTTCCGCAAAACGCGGGTCATCTATAACGCGCTTGGTCGTCGTTTCAAGGTCATCCAACGCCTTGATGAAGACGTCCTTGCATCCATTGTCGCTTTCTACCCTCAATCGACAATTGGCGATAAGATCGTACAGGTTTGGTACCAAGCTTCGGAAGACCCGGAGTGGCCCATCGGCAAAGCGCGCGTGGCAATCAACGTACACGATAATCTCGTGGGGATTGCCGAGCCCAAAGTGGCTAAAACGGCCCTGCGTATATTGAAGCGTTACGCCGAGAGTGCCATTATGATCCAAGACGTGTACAACCACGCACCTGAACCGCTGATTATCCCGGCGGAATGCAAGATGAGTGTGCCCGGTGAGGATGGTGTTCACCGTTGGAGCAACATGAAAACCGTAGAGATGTGAGTTGTGTGACACAACCACAGACGCAAAGGACACAACAATGATCGACGGAAACGCAATCCTCCTCCAAGTGGACCGAAGCCGTGTCGAGGGTATCGAGAACGGTCAGATGGCCGTGCAATTCCCGGATGGGTCACTTCAACACTTCACCAACATGGATGAGGAACAAAAGACCCAACTCCGTGACTGCATGACGGCAAGGGCTCCCGACCTTGTCCTCTATGTTTGGGGCATCGACGCCACAGGCCCTGACGGTGTTCGTCCACCGAAGGACATAACCCCTCCCAAAACCCCCACCGCTGCCACCCTCGGGGAGTGGTTAGGCAAATGATGTGTGACACAACAGGACGGGAGCGCAGCGACCGTGGGAACGATGACGGGGCCAACGAGCGATTGGCAGGAGCAACTGACCCGGTACTTGATCGAGGGGGGTCTACAGGGGCGGAAGCAAAGCGAGATCACTCGCCGTATGCAGGGGAAGTGCAGCGCGCCGATCTTCACGGAATGGCTGTACCAGCTCGCGAAGAAGGACCACGTCCAGAGGTTCGTGTTCACCCCACCGGGGACGACCCGCTCCGTCACCGTGTGGAGAGCAACACAGAAGATATTCGAGGAGGACGAATAATCTTCCCAGTGCGAGAAGTTGTGAGACACAACAAACGCGGGACTATCTACAGTGTCATCGCTGAGGCTACTTTACAAAGTGATGATCCTCGGCTTGATGGTTCGCGGCTTGTGATCTACGTTGGGGAGGCAGGGCACGTAAACGCTCGCTTCCCCAATGAGTTTGATGACGGCCGTTTTACAAAAGTCTGAACGCAAAAAGGCCCGGTCACGAAAGTGACCGGGCCTTTCTGTTGTGTGACACAACAATCACAAACGCAAGATGTTATACAACACAGTGTTAGGGATTACCGTGTCTGCTCATCCCGCCCTCGATATACGGACGGATATTCTCAAGCGTGATGGTGTCGGGCAGCACATAACTAGGATCACGTTGCCGCAACTGCTGGAGCATGATCCACATCTGCAACTGCTCGGGGTCCATCCCGCCCGGTACGGCATCAGGGTCCATAACTCCTTCACCGCCCATTTTCTTGAACGCTTGCACTTTCTCGGTCATCATCTTCTCACCCTCACGGATGTATTTGACGATCACCCGGAGCAGCTTCTGCCGTTCCTCGACATAGAAATTCCGCACATTCGTCGGGTTCTTCCAATCCACTCCATGTTGCGTTAAGTACCGTCGTTCCTCACCGCGTTCCTCTGACGCCATCTCAGCGGCCCATCGAGACATGTTCCCGGCGTCCACGTTGTAGAGGGGCCGCAACTTCCCATTCAAGTTCCCAGCCCGTTCCCACAGACTGAGAAACCCTTCCATATCACCGCCGGTGTCCTTGGCGAAGCTCTTGTAGAAGCTCTCCATCAACCCGCCCCAGAGTGGGTTATCCGGTGCCCGAGGCAAGACCCCAGTGAAGTCCGGAGGCACTAGCCCCGTAGATGGGTCTTCCCCTTGCTCCGCCATGAACCCCGCTGCCGCTGCGTCACCTTTGGGTGACTTAGGTTCGACGTCAATCCGACCTTGGTTGATCGTGTATTTCTTGTAGTACTCTGTGATCTCGTCAATGGCATCCTTGGACGCATAGGCCACGTCACCCATTTGAGTGTCGCTGGACCGTCGGGCGTCATACCCGAGCAAGTCCCTCAAGATCGGTGTACGTGCCACCGCATCCTTAGCCCCTTGCGTAACCGCGTTCTCCATTGCCGTCATCACGTCTTCTTCGGTGTGGGCGTAGGCAAGGGCCATGTTCCCAGCTACCTGTGCAGCACCGCCAGCGAGAGCCCGGAATAGGGTGTTGAGGTTAATCCCGGTCTTGTCTTCGATCCAACTCGGCTCGTCGACAAACGCCTCTTGTGGCCGCTCGTAGGTGTCTCCGGCACCGAACATTCCCATCACAGGCTCGTTCCCACTAAGGGCGATACCAGCGTTGAGGATTGGGGGCATTGGAGGCATGATGGCACTCTCAATCCACTGATCGAAGATATTCGACATATCCTCCCCAAGCGTGAAGTCTTGCTCGCGGAAGATATGGTCCAACCATGCCGTAGTCAAAGCGGACACAACGGATAACTCATGGAAGCGGGGAATGGTGACGTTCTTCACTGGGTCTTGTCCATGCACCCCGATGCTGTCGTTCATCAAGTACCCGTATTGTCCCCGCGCCCGTTCGTTGTAATCCCACCCATTAGCCTTTGCCTCCGGGGTTTGCGAGAGGGCATGATTGTAGAGGTAGATCATTGCGGAGGGCAACCCACCATAAAGCCAAGCTCGCATGACGAACTTGTTCGGGTTGGCCAAGTACGCCTTCCCTGCTTGCTTCATACCGGCCACGGTGTAGTTGTACCATGGGATAGCGACACGGCCTATCTCAGTGCCCTTGCGTAGCGCAGTCGTGGCCAAGTTTGCTGTTGTGTCATACAACCCATCACTTAGCTCCCCAGCCAATGACCGGACAGCTGAGGCATCAGCAAATTGGCCAGTCCATCCTTGTCCAACCGTATGAGGATTACCAGAGAACTGACGAGCCTGCCGAATAAGTTCATCCTTGTCCGTGATGACGTTCCAATTCCGCTTCATAAACGAGTACATAGGAGCGGAATGGACCGAGTTGAGGCCGGTCTTGTAGGTGGACCACGTCCCATTGAGAAGCCCCATCAAGCCTTCAAGCATCCGGCCCTGTACGGTGTTCCGGGTCTTCTTGGCGATCTTGGTGAGGTTGTTTGTGGCCTCCTCTACCTCTTTGTAGAACACGGACACGTTAACGCCACCACGCTTTTGCGCCGCCGCGAACATCGACTTGTCGTAAATGTTGGCCGCGATCTGTCCCAGCCTCGGCACGAGCGTCGGCCCAACCAAGTCCTCCAACCCCTTCCACGCTGTACCATGCGAGATGCTGTCCGAGATGACCTTCGCTAACTGCGGAACAAGCTGCTCAGGAATGGCTGAGATAGTGCCAAGGATAGAGGGGCCAACCATGCCTTCCGGGGCGTTGATCTTGCCCTGACGGAAGCTGCGGATGGCAGAGGTAACAGAGAACCATGGAGCGAGAGAACCAGTGGTGGTCATCTCAAACAGGTTCCGCATGGGGACCAATGGGTTGTCCCTGTAGTAGTAGGGGTCCATCTTCAAAACATCAGCGACGAGCGGGTCTGTGGTGTAGTATTCCTTGTGGCCTCGCCTGTAAAGCGTGACAGTATTCTTATGCCATGAGGGGTTTTCCTCGTACTGACGCTTCGTGATCCGACGCATGGAACGCGGGTTGTTCCGCCGCATGGCATCCACGTACTGTCCAACCGCCTCGTTGTCGAGGCGGCGCCGCATCTCCGCTCGGGTGTTTATCATGATGGCATCAAGGGGGTTGCCTTGTTGTGCCGCCGCGTCAAGCTGCTTCTCCGGGTACGCGATGCGGTCCGGATAGGCAAGGTCCGTGGCCTGACGGTCCCGCTTGCTCAAGGTGGCGTATTCACCAGTCGAGAGGAAGCGGTTCAGTTCCCGATTGTTGTCACGGTATTCCTTCCCAAGCCGCCGCAAGTTCGGGTTGCCCATCTCCAATAAGTTAAGCTGTTGGAGCAACTGCGGCTCGGTCAAACCCTGCACCATCGCCCTCGGCTTCGACTGCATGTGTGCAACCGCTGCCTGAATAGAGGCGTTGTTCGGGTTCAACCGCATGTTCTTACCGACGCGGATTTCGTTGAGCAGATATCTCAAGTGAAGGTACTGCTGCAAATCTGGGCTGTCGGCCATCTTGAGACGGGCCAGCGGAGGGGCCTTATAACGAAGCCCGCCAACGGTCATGTCCCCGGTGTGGATCGCGGCATCGGCCAACTCACGGCCAGCCGCCCGCGAATACACCTCAAATGACTTCCGTAGGTCGTTGACGATCTGCGGAGTAACGCCGATTGCCTTCGCATAACGGAGGATACCGGCATTGTTGTCGTCGTAGGTCCGGGCCAAATCCATCCGGTTCGAGCCACCAAGTGTAGCCGGAGCGGCATCGGGGACGTCATAGAGAACTCTCGGCCCAACTGGGACATGGGTCTTCATCTTGCCCACCAACGTCGGGGCGAACATCATCCCGAGCGTGGTAAGCCCACCAATACCAAGAGCCGCCCACTCCTGCGCGCCCAGCTTGATCGGGCCATTCACTGTCTCTAGGATTTGCTCTCCATCAGGGAACTCTGGCGGTACAGCGTCGATCACATACTGACGCAAATCCCGCATAGCCTGTTCTTCCTCCGCATCGATCGGAGCGAACTTGGGCAGGAGTGGGTCTTTGTTGTGTGTCACAACAGGCTTTTCACGTAAGGGGGCCGTTAACTCCCGGAAAGCGTCAAAGCCTTCCATGGCCAACCCTTCCGGGTCAACGTCAATGAGCCCATCTTTGCCGAAGGCACTGACACTCAGATCACTCAACGCCTTCCTTGCCGGATCAACCACATTCTCCTTCACCACCGGGGCCACGTCCGCCGCCGCCCCAAACACATCCCCACGGATCAGCTTCTCGCCAGTGTTGCTCGGCGCACCGAACGCGGCTGTGGCCAAGTCTCGGCCCTTCTGTGCCCTTTGCTGAAGTTGGATCGTCAAGCTGTCTTCGGGATTGATATCCGGGTCCAACACACCGGCGGCACGGAGAGGCCCTTCCACAAGACCCGTCGCCGCCCCCATGACGTCCCATGGGAGGGCAGCAGCTTGCTCCGTCACCATTGCAGCCGCTTGCTTGAGGGAGTTGTTGACCACTGCCCCAAGCTGGATAAGGTTCTCTTTAGTCTGCGCCCGGGCCTCTTTGAGCGGGAGTGCGTGCGGGATAGTCACTTGCTTCTGCCGCTTAATCTCAGCGGCTTGTGCCTCGGCCATCTCGGGGGTCATCCAAGAGCCGTCAATTCCCTCGCTTTCGAGGAAGCGGTAAGCGTCCATTTGGGTTCTCCAATGTTGTGAGACACAACACGGCCACATACACAGCCGTCAAGAATGCGAAAAAGGGTGGCGTTACCGCCACCCTCCCTTCGCCTTACGGTACACGTTCAAGAAGTCAAACAAGCCCGCCATACCGGGGACTTGCACAAACGATTTCGCTTGCTTGTTATTCAAGCCGAGCATGTTGGGGTTCTTCCCCTTCTTGCGCCGCTTGACGTCATCGGGACGCGCCCAATCGAACGCATCTTCGGGGTTCGGGAGTTTGTTCTTCGGTCGAAGGCGGGGGATACTCTCCGCCATCGGCCCATTCATTCCGGCATCTTTGCCATATCGTTGCACCTTCCCACTGGCGACGGCAGTGTCGATAGCCGCGCCTAGGTCTGGTGTACGAGGAGCGAAGACACTCTCTTTATTTTTGCCGGAGCTAACCCGCTTACCGTTGGCGTTCTTGACGGTGTCGAGCCGGGTGGACCCAAACCCTTCGTCCTCTTCGTCATCGTTGAAGTCGTACTCCGCAGCCATGTGGCTACCGTGATGGCATAGCCCTGCCGCCCTTCTCGCTCATCATATACATCAGTTCCTCCAGTTCATCCATCGTCTGATTACCGACCGTGCCACGAGGGACGGGGTTCTTCTTCGTGGAGCGTTGCTTGTTGACCGGCTTGGGGGCTTGGAAGGTCTGTTTCATCCCCTCGTCTCCACCGTATCGACGCTCCATGCTCTCGATTTCGGTATTCTTGGGCGCCCTCATCGAGTTGCGCGACCCTTCGGGGTACGGTTCAACACCCGGCCGACGTGAGTTGGGGTTCTTGTCGGGAGCGTAATCATCGTCCCCTGCGATCTGCCGCTGATAGTGCATCATCAACTCTCGCGGCGAGGGAGCGACAGCGCCCGTCCCACCATTGGTTAATGCACCAGACAGGGTCTTCTGTGCTGCCCGCTTCATTGCCTCGGAGGCAGACGGGTCCGCCATGATCCGCTTGGCATTCGCAATTGCTTCGGCTGTTGCCATTTCAGTCTCCGTGGTGTTGTGTCACACAACTACTGATATTCGTCAAAGGGAAGGTCGTCCCCTTGCCATTGGTCGCCATGCGGAAGTGGGTGTCCATACCCCTCCATTCCTGCTCGTGCATCTCCCCACTGTGAGATGCCGGTTGCGCCCGGTGGGGCCATCATACGCTCGCGAGGGTCTGTGCCAGTCCGCGAACCCATCATGGCTTGTACAAGCGCCATCAAGTCTTCCGGAGGAGGTCCGCCACTCGGCCCCGGCCTCCCCACACTCGGGTCTCCTCTTGTCGTAGAAGGCCACCCCGGCTCGTCATCCCAATCCCCAGCTTCCTCACTGAACCCGAACCGTTGGGATTTGAGGTCATCGAAACGGTCCATGAGTTGCTCTTGACCATCCCCGAACCCATCGACCTTCATCATGTCGAGCATCATCTCGTCATTCGGTGAAGGCTGTCCTCCCTGCTCCATCATAGTCATGATGGCATCAAGAGTGGGATTGTCGGGAGTACGCCAGCGACTTTCCTGTAGGCCCCTCAAGTAAGGGGCCTCCCCACTGTCCATCCGCTCACGGAAGCCGTCTTGTGAATGGGCCACCCTTCGCTGAGGGCCGGCAGCGGGATCGTAACCTCCCTGCCGGAACAACTCTGCATCACCGGGGATTGCGTCCTCACCTGTATAGGATCGATCGAAAGCGCCGTTGATTATCGCGTCGAGCATGTCGTCCGGGATGGCCCCGATTGACAACATGTCCGGATTGGAACGTCCAAAACCTGCCATTGTTGTGTCTCACATCAAAAGGTGGTGTAGTCTAGGTCACTGTCGAGGTCCGTATCGAAGTCATACGGATACCCCTGCTCGAAGGTAGGTCCGGACCAAAGCGGTGCGTTTGCCCCGCTCAACATAGGCGTGCCTGTCGCGGTTGCCGCCCCCGTCGCGGTCCCGGTCCCACCACCAACCCTTGCGCCAAGCCCCAACTTGAGGCCATTTAGTGACGAGGCCAGCGAGGAGAAATCCGGGGCTTGCATGGTTTGGCCAAGCTGTCCATACGCCTGTCCAACCCTCGACGCTCCGCCGGTGATAGCCCCAGCGATCGCCCGAAGCATGTCCGACTGTGTACCGTCCATTTTCTCGGGCGTGTTACTGAACCGGATTGGAGCGTCGTTGATATCGTCCATGATACCCTCGAACACTCCAAGGTCCTGCAACTTACCACGATGAACCTGCTCACGCTCCCCGCTTTCCTTACGGGCCATGTCGCGAGCTTGGATCACATCATTCGACCCCGCCCCACCTACGGCTTTCTGGAGGAGGTCACTAACCGACCCCCCTTTGCCGAGCCTCGCCGCCGCACCGCCCAAAGCGTTCTTGGCCGCGTTACCCGCTTCGGTCCGCATCCCAGCCACGTCCCCAAGAATGCGGTTGAAGATTTCATCCTCACTGTCGGGCTGATCGTACTGGTAATCTGCGAGGAGGTCATTGTACACGTCCTCCGCTTCCCTAGAACGGCCCTCTTGCCTCCGTCGCAAGTCCCGGCTGCGTCCAGCGTCTTCGGTTAGGGAAAGCAACTGCTCGCGTTCCCCTGACTTAACCAACTTCTTCTGCTGGGGAGCGAGGTTCATCTCCCACTTCTTCAACAGGTCATTGTACCCCGTTGAGTTTCCGTAGGCGTCCTCGCGGTCCGCAGTGGCCAAATCGTATTCACGATCGGCCTCGTGCTTCTGAAAGTCCAAGTTCTCTCGCGCGATTTGTGCCTGCTGGGCCTGCGCTTGCTGTTGCGCAATGAGCCCAGCGAGGCTCGCGATCACACCGAGGACCATTTGTGGCCTCCTTTGTTGTGTCTCACAACACTAAAACACGTTCTCGTCGGAGTTCTCGTCTTCGTCCTCGTTCTCATCCTCGTCGATGATCCCTGAGAGGGCCTTGGGATTGAACGCGGTATTCTGCGGTCCCTGCCCCTGTCCAGCGATACTCGCGAGCGATCCCGTCGAGAACAGGTCCGTAGGTGCCTTCGAGCGGACACTGTCACCGAGGCCCTTGAGCCAGTTGTCGAACTCGACGTCTACGTTGGACGAATACTCATTCGGGTCAAACGACTGTCCCAACTTGAGTGTGTCCGCCGTTTTGCGGCCGGTGTCAACCACTCCACGGAGTTTCCCACGACCTGCCGCAATCTCACTATCACCGAGAGTGGTTAGACGTGCCCGAGCACTCGGCGATTGACGATCAAGGTCCCGAATACCGGACTGGTACCCGGTGTCGGTGATGACCTTGCGCTGCCGCATATTCTCCAGTATGTCCGTGGCTTTCCCGCGCTCCTCCTGATAGATCGCATCAAGGATGGCGTCGTCAATGTCGTTGCCGATACGGTCGTTCTCGAAATCATCATCGAACATAGCATCCAACCCCGATGATGCCTTTGTCCGTGCCCGCGCAGTCTGGTTGTCGTAGACGCTCTGCCCGATGTTCTTGAGGTACATACCGGGAGCGGGGTCATCCTTAGCGATGCCGGACATGGCCTCTGCGATGGCCTGATCGATCACGGAGCTATACTCCGAGGGATCAAGTCCTTGATCGAGGAAGAACTGATCGGCAGACGCATTTGCGGTGGTCATTGCCCCGGTACGAAGATTACGGAGTTGCCTCCGCTCACGACGGTCCGCTCGGTTCTCTTGACGTTGCGCACGGCGAGCCTGCTGGTTCTCCATGTGCGCGATTTCCATGGTGTGATCTTTTGGTGCGTCAGGTGCGCTCATTTGCTCCATCCTTGTTGTGAGACACAACAGGCTTTTCGATCCATTGGTAAATCTTGCCCACTTCCTTAAACCCGATACGGGTTAGCAATGGGGCGATATCATGTCCACTCGTATGGGATGCACGGATGATCTTCGCCTTACGCGCCTTCGCCCATAACACAAATCCCATCAACAGCCGGCGGCTCTCTTTAAAAGACCTATGCTTCGGCTGTATGTAAAGGAATGTGTCAGAGGCGATGGTATCAAGAGAGAAGAACAGCGGCGTGCATTGTCCAGCTATTCCGCCAACCACTTCTCCCTCTGGCGTCACGAGCAAGAGCGCAAAGAATGTCGCGTTCTTCACGTTGCTCCGAAGCACAAACGCCATTCTCTCCGGGTCTACCTCAATATCGCGGTAGTTCACCAACGATGGCATTGCTTCTTCGAATAAGGCCACCATCGCTGGGATATCGTGGAGTGTGTACGGCCGGATCAGGTATTCCCGGACTGGCTGCTGCTCTATCTCGGAGGGCTTGGATTGTAGCATCAAGGGCACTCACTCGGCTTGAAAGCTGGGCTAATTGGGCACGTATGTCACGGAGTTCAGCGAGCGTTTGATCTTCAAACCGTTCTCCGTCATCTGCTTCTCGCTCGATCGCAGCGACTTGTGCACGCATTGTAGATACGTCTGAGCGTAATTCCGCGATGACCAACTCATGTTGTGACAATCTCCCAGCAAGGACTTGCATGGCTTCGGTTTGCCGATCCAAAATCCCTACCAACCACCCCTGCGTTGTGAAGAACACAGCCGCCAACAACGCAGGGGTGATAAGCATGGAGCCACGCGATAGGAACTTGAACCAATCATTTTCAGCGACTTTGCCAATGTTAACTGGCTCGGCCATCGGCGTGTCTCCAGTGTTGTGTCACACAACTACAATTGCTTCTTGGCAGTCTCCACGGCCATGGCAGTGGTTATCATGCCCTTCTGTTCCATGCCCGCGATGGTGGCCACTTGGGTCTTGTTCCAGTGGATCGTGGCGTATATGTTCGCCGCCAACCCTAGTACCGTTCCAGCGGTCACAATCCAATTATCCGCCTTTGCAGCTTCCACGCCGATAAGCGGTAGAACCGTGTAGAGGAAGACCCGGATGGCTTGCCAAATGGCTTGCCAGTTCGTGATGATTGCTTTCATGTTTGACCCTTTCACAAGCACTTATCGCGTCGAGATGGCACCACTTGCATTCGACACCGCCCCCTTGAAGACGGGATACTGTGTCTCGGAGAAGGTATCCGGCCACCTGTATCCAATGAAGGCCGAACGTGGGAAAGTCGCATTCGAGATGGTGTTGGTCTGGTTCCCGCCGACCATACTGATTTGTGTCGGCGTGACCTTCGAGATGAACCCAACGTGTCCAGCCGAACCAGACCAACGAATGACGCCAACGGCCCCGACCATGGGGTCCACTGAATGCCCGAAGTGATCCCAATTCTGTGCGAAGAATGGGTTCGTGGGTAGTGCCTCGAAAGGAAGTGTCTTCGCGAATGCACTCTCAACTGCGTCACCACACCAAGGTAACTTAGAGGGATCGCCGAGGAAGTCCCCGATCTTGAGGAACTCCACCAACTCCGCTTTGTCGCGGGCTTCGTGAAGGCCCATGCGACGGATCAACTCGTACATCCACGGCGGGACCGTCGCAGTCGGTACCGACACAACCAATGTAGTGTTGGGATCGTGGCGTAGGGCAACAATCGTTGCCTCATCCGCCACCCCGGTCACTTTCAGTGCCTGTCGTTCTTGGAAAGTCCGAAGCGCGGCGATAGTAGCGCGCCCGATATCTCCATCCACCGTCAACTTCGCCCCATACTTGTTGAGGCGTTCTTGCAACCATCGTTCAAATGTCATCACTGTCTCCATGTTGTGTCACACAACTAACCAGTCATGTACCCCCAAAAGTTGCTTGCAGGGAGTGCGGCTGGCCCAAAAGACACCTCAGGTGCGTAAGGACGAACCTTACAAATCGAGGTTGAATACACCGTCACCGTGTACACATCTGCCCCATCAGGGTTATCCGGGAGAGATGCATGTATAGGAGCCAAATAAACGGTGTCGGTATCATCAGCACTGTATCCAATGCTGGTAGCACTCAATATCGCCCCGGAGCCTCCAAGGTAATACGTGCCATTCCGTTTGATGATGGCACCGACCTCACAATCGGCAACCAGACTGGTGATAATGAGGTCAAACCCAATCTGAATAGGGCCGGCAAAGGGGGTCCACGCATTACTTGCGAAGCGGCTTCCAATATCAAACCCCTCCCCTACAGCGTCCGACCAAGTGAGAACTGTCTCCGTAGTGGCGGAGATGGTTTGTACGAGGGTTTTGGCTCCCCGGAACTGTGCGTCTCGTGCATTTCGCATTCCCGATGTACCTCGGGACGCAGCCAATTCCGCAGGACGTGCAGGGAGAAGTCCTCGAACACTTCCGAGAAGCCCTCGCATCACGAAATCCTGTTCACGAAACCATGAACTACCAGCACGTTCCCGGAGCTTCCGTAAGCTCGAACCGTTACTGCATTCGACAGCACCAACCCCGGACAGACAAGGATTTGCTGTCCCGCCGGGACGATGTGTTTGATGTTGTCTTCCGGGGAGCCCGTTCCACCAAACTGGATTGTGATGGTGCGGTCAACACTGTCCGTGTTGGTTGCCCACATCCAAATCTCGTCCTTGATGGGTGAGGCAGAGACTTCGTGAAGGATCGTTCCCGGTGAGGACGACGCTCCGAGTTTGATGCCACGACCATCGACGGAATTGAACAGAAACTCTTTGGTATAAGCCACGTTTGCGCTCCTAGCTGCCGAAGATTTGTGATGCGAGGATCAATTGACCCTCTTGGGCTGCACTCACGGAGAGTTGTAGGTCGATGATGAAGGCCCATTTGGTACTGTCGGTGCGGATCGTACCGGATGCTGTACTGGTGTGTTCCAATACACAAATGGCCGCGATGCCTTCATTAACGTCATAGACGTGGTCCATGACCCGATAAGTGGTTGATTGTGCCCACTGCCCTCGCGGGACAAACACACTGCCAATGCTCTGCCAATAGGTTGGATGAGCAAGGCGATCTTCCTCGAAAGAGCCTGTCCCGCTCGTGTGTGCAACCAGACAAAGATAAAACTGCAAGTTGTCTTGGTCCAACACTCGGTCGGTTACTATGTAGGCAACAGAAGTATCCCACGTCCTGACGGCGACACCACCGATGGCAACAATCCCACCAACGTCACGGTCCACCATTTCGGCGAACTCTTGCATCACGTCAATAAAGGGCTCGTCATCAAACTCAGGGAATGGGTAGTATCGGTTAGGCGTGCGTTGAATTGCCATGGCTACCTCTTAAACTTGCCGCGAGCAAACAGGAACGACAATGAGGCCAGCGAGAATGCCTCTCGTACATTTCCTTCGATGACAAACTTGGCCTTCTTGAACTTGGCAGGGAACTTATACAACTTTGGTCCCCCCGTCTTTCTCGCCCCACCAGAGTTCACATTGAACCCTGCACCGCGATAGTCATTCCCCGCAACCACCATCTCGGCTTCGGGGTTGTGTATCACAACACCTTCGTCATCGACGTAAAGATCGTCCACCCATAACTTGAGCGTGACGTGGGCAGTCCCGCGTGCGGCGATCGAGATGAAACGGAGGTTTTTGACCGTCTGCGGCTGCTCCCCTGCCATCCACGGCATCTCAAGACGGATAGGGATATCGTACCCTTCATACAACTGAAAGTATTGAGGGTTGGATACCAAGTCATCCGCGAGTGAGCTTTCACCACTCGTGTGAGCGATTAATACCTCATAAATCTCGGGGCCGTTGTTGTTCTTGATGCGTTTGCCGACAGCATTCGCATAGCTTGAACGCCACACATAATCATAATCCCCGATCTCATCGGCCAAGTATGTCTCGGCAAACTCAGAGTTACCCATCTGATAGACCTTGGTTCCCCGAGTGAGGAACACACGGCCTTTCGCCGATACACAGGCACTCCGATATAGTCGATGTGTACCTGTAGACCAACTCGCATACCGAAGCCGTTCATTGAACGAATGAAAGAACATCGTTCCACCCGGCTCAAACACCAACACGTCATTATGCAAACGATCGAATATCGCGAAGGTGTCTTTCCGTAGTCTGGTGTCGGTCAAGTCAGCCAACGCCGACCTGTAGGTCGGAGCAATCAAGTTCGAGAGTTCGCTCGGCTCAATCGTGTTGGTGGAGTACAGGTTTCGCTTGGCAGAGTTAACCCCATCCGCATCCGCGAAAAGGATATCCCCTGCAAGAGAGACAATGCACCGGTGGCTCATAAGGCCAAACTGAGGAAGGCTGTCCGGGAATTGGGGGGTATGAACGCCGTCTTCATCGTACACACCGAGTGTAACAATCAAGGCATGTTTGGGGAAGAACACGATCAACTGCGATCGATACCCTGCCACTCCTACAATTTCGTCACCACCTTCCGGGGCATACGCTCCAACGTCGATACTAACCGCATCACTGCCGGGATCGCCGACCCATGTTCCGCTGGTTCCCTTGGAGCTAATAAAGACCTCAGTCGGCGCAGCAGGAATACCTGCAACAACGTGGTAGTTTCCCACTGTGCATCCAAACTTGCCGATCGGGTAGTTGACATTCGTCCCCGTTCCGTCATCGACGTCGTACTCCACGGTGAAGTCACTATTGATGCGAAGGGGTTTGTCCACTCCGTTGTGTATCACAACACGATCCCGGAACGGCACAAAGTCCACCGTCTCAGTCGCGGACCATCCTACCGGAGCACTAGGGAGAGCCCCGGCGATGGTAGTGTTCCAAATCGCGGTCACGGTTGCATCATCTTCAATAGACGCAATTTCCCCAGCGGTAGTAACATGAATGAGCCGCGAGCGAAAGTAAGTGCTGTCCACGATATCCCCAGCCACCTCCTCCACCACGTCCGCAAACAGTGCCGAGCCCCATCGAACCGCCTGTGATCCACTCGGCAAACGGCGAAAGTTCTTCAACTCCCGCTGGTATTTCATCGACATGCCGAGGTCATCATCGATGGTGTTCAAACCACCGCCGAAATCACTCAGCGTCGTCTCTTGCACCCGCATCGCACGACGCGGGCCTGCATAACGCTGAAAGAGCTTCACTACGGCCTCCTCAAATACCAATCATTAGGGACAGGGGCACGCCCGTCGCTTGTTGTGGGTTGCATGGCAAGGGCCTTCATGATGGTCGAGAACCGCTCGTCCATGAAGTTTTTGTAACCCTCTGCCGCAGCCGGGTTCAGATCATCCCCGAGCGTCGTGAGCCACGCCGTCCCCGCCACAAGAATGTCCCGGTCCATATGGATTTCATCTTCGAACACGAACGGGGTTGGATCAAGTCGGGTGCATACTTCCAACGTGTCCGTCGCGGTGCGAGGCCAGAATTGGAGACGTTTCGCTTGGAAGTCATCATGGTTGTATGGCAAAACTGTCCAACACAGCACCTTTGTTCCTGTCATACGGAAGGGGTTGGCCTTCCTATCAAGTTTTGGAAGCGGGATTGTCTCTCCCTGACGGTAGATGGCGAGAAAGTCCTCCACGCCTGACACATCAAGGAATGCCTCCTCGTCTGTGATAAGGCCAGTCGTCCCATCAAGGGTCAACTCCTGCCAATTCACATACTGGTCCCACGTAAACCGCGTGAAGGCGAGGCGAGCCACCCGGTTCAGGGTCTCAAGCATCCCGTCTTCTGCGTGAATTTGTACACCGGCCCCAGCCGCTTCGCCAACAAGCCGTTCGACTTCACTGATAATCTGCCGTGCCGTTGCCATTTGGGCTCCTGATGCAAAAATGGCCGGGCTCCCGGTTGGAAGCCCGGCCTGTTGTGTCACACAACACTAGCCAGCGAACTGGCGAATGCCGTGCAGTCCACCGTTGCCGGAGGTGTTGAAGCTCGGGTCGCCGATGAGGCCGACGATGATTTCCGAACCGTCCGGGGTCAGGATGGGCTCATACGTTCCACGCGGATCGCCGGTGATGGCAGTCGCCGCGTCGGTAGTATCGCCCGGAATGAACTGCGTCGAGGCGATCACGACACCCACACGATCCGATCCCGCCGAAGCCGCAGAGGCCGCGACGATTTCCACCAGATCGTTCGCCCGGAGGCGGTTGTTGGCGCTGTAGCCAACGGTAGTCGGGGTGTCGGTGACGGTCAATCCCGCTGCGTCGCTGGTGTCGATCGTCACAGTCAATCCGGTGATCGCGGTACCGCCGAGTTCGACGGTGATGACCGGGTCGTTGGTAGAGCCGCCGCCATTCGGGGTGCCGAACAGAGACTTGACGTAACCGGGGTAGGGGATACGGATAAACTCCGAACCACCCGCCACCGCCTTCGCCGCCGCACGATCGACAGGAAACTCCTGATCGCGGTTGGCGATGGGGACGAGAACACCGTTCTCCTTCGCCCATGCAACGTCACCCTTGTATGGAAGGCCGAGCCGCCAACCCGTTCCCAGCGCCGCAGTGATGGCGTTGGAAGCCGCAGTAACGATCTTGGTCTTCCAAATCCACTTGAACGCCTTCTTGCCATACAGGATGGCAGTCGAACCGGAGGCGCCAGTGAACCGCTCGATCATGGGTTGACCGAGATAGTCCCAGCCGTACACGTCGATTGCGAACGAGTTGCCGGGGTTGCCCGAAGGGGTCATGCGAAGGGTGCGCCCATAAGTGGCCGCATCCAACACCGCCTGAACGGCAGCGGTGTCATAACTCTCCTCGGTCGTCGCCACCGCATCCGCGTCGATGGTCGCCGCGATGTTGTTGGCAGAAACCGCCGCCGGGGAACCGAGCGAGAACTGACAAGGCAGCCCAAGCTGGAGGTCCGAGGCATAGGCCATCTTCGGGACGTAGTACTTGAAGCCCCGACGGAAAAAGTCGCGTGGATTTGTCGCCATGGTATTTATGCGGCCTCCTTGGTAAGCACTTCACGGCGACCGTTGGCCGTGACGCTGTTGATGACTTTGCTTTCGAGTGACGTAAACGCCAGCCCGCGTGACTTGTCGTCCTGCGCGTGGATCAGCTTACCGATGGGCGAGTTCGGGTCGTAGAGCCCCTCGATAGAGATGATGTGCGCCTCACGATTGAGGCGGTAACGCGCAAGGTCTTTCTTATCCCGGAGCCGCACCGCGTGTCCCCGAGGGAAGTACACCATGAAGCCGGCCGGGACCTCGATTTCACTTTCCTTGCGTTCGTGACGGACGGCCTTTCCATCACGGTTCTTCCCGACAGGCACAAGGTTGAATACCTTGCGCTGGACGGTGCCTTCGAGTTCAACAATCACGAACTCAAGGCGAGTTCCTTTCAGTACACCCTGTGCCATTCTCTTTCTCCGTTGATGGCCCTGTTGTGTGTTACAACAGGGCCAATCTCGTTACACGCGGTTGTCGAGGACAGCGTGGGTGCGGTAGCCCTTCCAGCGGCAAAGCTGGCCTTCCCACACGACGCGGCGCCCGGTGACGTCCATGTTCCACGGCGCCACAAGCTGCTTGACCTTCATGTTGACGCCCGCGAGGACATGGAGGGTCAGATAGGCGTCATTGACGAAGTAGGCCAAATCCGGGTCCAGCATCTCGTCGTAGAGAACCGGGATGTTCCCGCCGTGCGTGGTGCCGGTGATGCCGAGGTTGACCAGCTTCTTGCCGGTGCCGGTATCGCCGAGGTTGATCTGCATCTTGTCGCGTGCCGCAGCCTTGTGCATACGGTAGATATTGCGACCTGCGAAGATGACAGACGGCTTGCGAGAGCCTTCCGCATCGCCCGCAGTGTTGTTCAGATCGAGTTCGATGATATCGTCGAACGCCTCTTCGATGTTCTCCGGGGTCAGCGTCCCATTGAAGTCATACGCCGACGTCCGCCACTGGCTCTCGGTCACGTTCGAGATGCCGCCGACGATGCCGCTCGTCGGATCGGTCGGAATGAGGTTCGCCAGTCCGTTCGGATCGTTGCCGACGCCGAGGCTGGTGTGCCACTCCGCGAACTTCTCCGAGATGGACTGATCAAGGGCCATGATCTTGCCCTTGAGGATTTTGAAAATCTGGGCCTTGCCCTTATTCTCATCCTCCTCCTGATCGGAGATGATGACCGTCCCCACAACGCGAGACATGTTGTACTCGGCCGTGATGAACTCGTCGGTCTGATCGACCGGGACGGTGTCGTAATACTGAGTGGAAGTCACGTTCGGATTGCGGCCGACGATCAACGGGTTGGTGATCTGTGGTCCGCCATCTTCAACGATGACCCGCTTCTGTGCGTGGAGGTAAGCCGACACGGCAGAGGACACAGCCGCTGCCATAATGAGCTTGCCACGCGAACGGTCCAGCATCGCGTGCAGGACGGTGTCAAGTGCAGCCATTGGAGTTTCCCTTGTTGTGTGTCACAACTCAGCCCCGCCGTCGGGGCATGTGTTCCGTCATTACCTCTCGCAAAAGCTGATCGTAGCTCTTGTCGAGGTCCGCCATGACACTCCGAGGTTGTTCATCCCCACCTCGGCCACCGCCACGCCTTTGGCCGTTGGGCCTTCTCCGCTGGTTCTGCGGGTTCGGTCGCTGTTGGGAGCGACGCATAAAATTCAACTGTATCCGAGCCCAAGCCTCGGAGATGGGCATTTTCGCGAAGGCAGGATTGGAGTAAACCTTGCGGAAAACGGGCAAGAACTTCTGTGCGCCGGGGTTGGCGTTGAAGAAGTCTGTGAGTTCCGCAGTCACGGCCTCTTGGCGCTGGGTGAGCGCGGCCGCATCGTCCTGTTGGCGTTTCTGACTTTCGGTCAGTTCGCGAACGGGCTTCAAATCCTTCCGAAGCTCGGTAAGGATCGTTTCGGTGAGGGCCTTGGCATCGATGCCGCCCTGCAACCCTAGGTTCTTAACATCGATACCACTAACGGCGGCTCTTGTCAAGATTTTCTTTAGCAAGTCCGTGGGGTTGGTCTTGCCAAGGTGGAACATTTGGAGGGCTTCGAGTTGTTCCGAATTGCTCAACCCAAGATCACGAGCGGCCGGGATACCCGTTCCATCTCGCTCAAGTGCCTCCAATCGATCGAAAGCCGCCGTTCCAATCTCGATTGCTTTCTTGAGACGGTTCCCAAGGTCGGTGGCATTCCGGTGAAGATGCTGTGCCGTCCGTTCCGCACGGTAAGCTTTCCGATAAAGCCGCGCAGCGACACCAGCCGGGGCCAGTATCTTGCCGTTCTTGTCTCGGACGTTGCCCTTCTTGTCGATTTTGGCCCGAGGGAGGAACTGATTGTCCTCTTGCCGCTGATCGCCAAGCTCATCATCCTGACCTCGCGAAGGCTCGTCGTCCTCATCGTCCTTGTTGTGTGACACAACTTCGTCATCACCGTCGTCATCATCGTCAGACGAAAAGTCCTCTGGACCTTTGTCGTCACCTCCGGCGTCGTCATCTCCCTCGGTATCACCGAGGTCATTCTCAATCTCGTCATCGTCGCCTCCCCCCATCCCGAACTCTTTCGGGTCAAGGTTGAGATTGTCGAAAACGGTTGAGATGGCGTCGTCGTTCGAGGCTGCTTCACGCGGCATTTTTCTGCTCCTGTGCCGGTTGCGGGCCGGGACGTCCCTGACCCTGCTGTTTTACAAAGGCGAGGATTTCCTCGTTGGATTTCCCAGCCTTCTTCATTGCCATTGCCTGTTGCTTCACTTCGGGCGGAACATTTCGCAGTTCGTCCGGAGGTTCTGGCGCGCCCTCGCCACCCGCTCCGCCTCCCCCAGCCCCGCCATCTGTCTGGCCTTTAGTAAGGTTTGCTTGAACCTCCTGTCCGAGAGAGGTCCAATCGTCAGGCGAGATGACAATTTCAGTAAACGCTTGCTGGAGTACCTTGAGCATAATTCGGAGAGTTGTTCCGGGTGCCGCCTGTGCGAATTGTCCCACTGCCTGAGCGATTTTGACAGCTTCGTTTTTCTTAAAGGTCGAATTCTGCTTTTCCGTTGACCCCGCGACAACTTCACACGAGTAGTTCGCATTGAACTCCTCCACGCTCATGTTCTTCCAACCGGCTGCGAGTTTCTTGCCGATAATACCCGCCACTTCCTCCGGCTGCATGAACTGGACAAGGCACTCTGCCAATGCGTGCCCTGCATCACTAAGGGCATCCTCGACACTATCCACCTTCGCCCCGACGCTCAAACGAACCGCGTCTTGGTAGGTATTAACCGCCGCCTCGTTGGTGTTGGTCTTGAACTGTGTCCCGCGAAGCGCGTCACTGGTATTGCTGATCCGGTCGATCGACTTCAACACCGGCTCTTTATTGAACAAAGCCTCCATTTGCGTCGAAGGTGGGATTAAGGCGTGAAGCATATCGGAGAGCTTCTTGCCTTCAGGCACGGCAATGCCAGTCATGGCACTGTCACTTGCCGTATCATCCCCTCGCATCGCCCGATTGATCTTCTCGGCGACCTCCGGGGTCATCGTCTCACTGTCATAGAAGATGTACCGGAACACAATTCGCCGGATCATGGCGATTTGTTTATTAATCTCGTTCACCTCGTCCTGTTGGTCAAGGTAGTAGGACGTCTCACCGACGCTCACCGGACCACCAGTCGAGAACGCGAACGGGATATTGAAGTACGGAAAGAACCGGCTCAGGTGAAGCGGGTCTTCCCACACCCATACCGGGAACGCCCAATCATCCGCGAGAAACAGGTACAGTCTCCGCGTAACTTTATCCCACCAGTACACGCACTCAGTCATGTACTGATATTGATACGCAAGACGCTCCTCGTCAGTGTAAGCGTCAACTTTCGTATCTTCCCCACCAAGGCGCGTCATCACCGCACCCATCGCGTCCTGATCGCCAGTCTCACCTTCGCCAATCGCGACTTTGTGCGTCGGCTTGAATGTGAGTGCCCAACCTTCCCCATCCCCTTTCTCGCGCTCCAGAAAGCGGGCCTTGAGATAGTCAGTCGAAATCATGCACGGCTCGGCCATCCACTCGCCGTCACAACCATCCTGATCCTCAGCGTTCGGGTCTACAAGGCAGTGCCACGGATAGACATGCTCCATCTGCGGACCACTACGCTTTGTGACCTGTACTTGAGCCTCAAGAGCGAGGAGTTTACCGTAAACCTCATTCAACTCGGCTTTGTTCTTGGCCTTCTGAAGCTGTGTAGAGAGAGACTGCATCTCCTCCAACACCAACTCACGGCTATCTTCCTTCTTGGTATAGTCGATCTTGAAGATGCCGAAATTGGTCAAGAGGGCCATACCGCACGCCTTCTTGACCTTCTGCTTGGCGTTCAAGTAGTCCTTCCGCTTGAACAACGCATTGAGCAAATGCCGAAGTGCCTCCGAGAAAGGCTTGTCCTCTTCATCGACCGTGTTCACTGCGAAGTCTGCATTCTTCGCGTAGACGGCCGGGATCATCATGTTCAGGTTGGAGAAGATGATATTCTCCGTGCTGTCACCACGACGGAAATGCCCCGTTGACGTGGTGGCACCTTTGACCTGATTGTTGTTGTAGTATGCCAGCACCTCCTGCCAAGCTTGTGTCGTGAACTCATAGGCTTTCTTGGCGGCGTCGTACTTGCTCTTCAACGCGGGACCGAGCGCCTTCGAGACGGGGATTTTCGCCCCTTCATAGATGCGATATGCCGGAGGTGGCTTCTTCCCCTTGACGGACGGGGCCTCATCCATCTCGAAGATTTCGTCCTGATTGATCTTACCCTTAATTGCGGGCTTAGCCATCTCTGGTCCCTATCTGTTGTGTGTCACAACTAGCGACGCTGGGTCGCGGGGTCTATCTCGTGCCACTTCATCCATGCCGGGGGGAGCCTCGCAGGGTTCACCACAATCTCACTTGGGTGCGGCAGCTTACTCAACAAATACTTCAACATGTCCATCGCATGGTCTTTATTATCGATGGGCTCGTCGATGTTCTGTCCCTGTGGGTTCTTCTTCCAGTAGTAGTCGTTGATTTCCTCGAAGAACCACTCTAAGTCCTCGCACACATACAACCGCGTTCCCGGCCTGTTGTGTGTCACAACATCTTCCAAAGCCGGATCAGGGTTAATGTAAGCGGTCACTTTCGCGATGCCACTCACAATGTCATTCGCGGCGGGTTTGATCTTCAACCCTAACTCTGTAAGCAACTTCGCCACTGTCGTATTCGCTGTGATAGTTACCCCTTGTGCGGGGCTGACTACTTGCCGTCGGTAGATGGCGGGGTCTGCAAAGACGGGGTCGGTGAAGTCCAACATAGGATACTTGGCACGAATAGCAAATATCCGCGAGGGGTGCTCGCGGTAGTCACAATTCGGCTCGTAAAATCCATCGAGGAGAAACACTCTCCCCCCATCATCGATGAAAGACAACCCATAACACGTCGGGGCCGTCAAACCAAAATCATATCCTTCTCGGGCTTGGACCTTCACATCGCGAGCGATACAATCAATGAGATATTGCTCCATCGTTACACGAGAGAGCTTATTCGTCGCTTCCTCAAACGTGGGGTAAACAAGGCCCTCATACGCAGCCCATTTCCCCTCAAAGAACCGCTCACGCATGGCACCCTTGAGGATGCTCGACTGCGTGTTGATGTAGTCCTTCGGGAGATTGTACGCATTATCCGTGGTCGGCCCCTCGAACAAGTCAATGATTGGAGTGCCCGTCTCATCGACCATGAGGTTCGACACCTTCACGCCGCGATCACGCCAGATAATGTACGGCTGAACGATCTTCTTGAACAACCAGTTATGCGTCGGGTTACAAGTCAGGACCATCCAACGCGGCCCATCCCCCGGCATCGTTTCATCATCCGGTTCATCATTCGGTGGGCGGTAGATGGTCTGCTCACGGAGACGACCGAACAAGTCCTCAATATCCTTCTCGGAAATCTCCGGGTCTTCGGCCTGATCCACGCCGATAAACCCATACTCTGCCGACAGAAGGTTAGAGGTGGTGAACCCGTCATGCGAAGTCTTACCCCGCTGTGCGATATAACGAAAGTTCACCACCGTCCCATTGGTCATATAGAGCGTGTTGTCATCCTTGGTAGGATAACGCTTCACCCAACTCGCCGGGCACCACATGAGGAACACTCGCCGCAAAGTATCGTTCAACTTGGGATAAGTCGAACGGGCGAGGAGCATGTTGATGCCCGGATATGCCTGTGCAATGCGTAGTGACTTGATGACGAGAGCAGTGGTCTTACCATTACCATAACCACCACCGAAGATTTGCAGCTTCGCCCGGCTATTGTGGAACTTCCACTGCACCGAGCCCATCTCAAGGTTATACGCTTTCATTGTTGTGTCTCACAACGCCGGACGTGGGAGGGGATTTGATACCCGAGATACAAGACTTGTCGTTCCAAACTCCCAATTGGCAATGCGAACACCGAGATAACCCGGCATCCGATTGCGATACGCACCGAGCTTCGGGTAATTACCGATGCTGCTCGCAAAGCCAACTTTGACGGCACTCTGATTGACCACCCTTGTACCGTTCCTCCACACTTCCATCGCGTGGCCAGTCACGGCATCGAGTTGAAAGTAGCCAACCCAATCATCCCATACACCAAACGCATACGCCGCGTCGGTATATTGCGTGTTCGCCGATGGGTTCGCCACAAGCGGGCTCTCAACCGAGAACCGCGTATCAATGGTAAGCGTTCCCTCTGCGATCCTGAACGAGAACGGCGGGTCTGCCCCAGCGTCACCGACACCCTCAAGAGCATGGAACTGGATCGGGTAAAAATCCAATCCTTTCTTATTGCTCTCGCG